CAAAGCCCGATTAAAAAGAATAAAGTCATTTTTTTCTATTTACTCCTTTTATATCATCTTCAACTAATTTAATTAGACGCTCTAAGGCTTTGGCTATTCGTTCAAGTGTTTTATTGTTCATTAATAACCGCCATTCACTCTTAAACGCTCAGCGTATCGCTCATTTCTCATTTTTTGCTCTTGGTCTTGCTCTTCTTTTTTCCACTTATCAAAGTATTTAGCTTTAAGCTGAGGCTCTAAAGCGTGTTCACTATTCTCAAAAACTTTTTTACTTTTGTTGTATGTGGCTGATTTCATCAACTCATTATCAACATAAAAGTTAAAAGTCCTTTTGTTTCCATTTTCATTAACTTGTAATTCATTGGTTAAAAATGGATAACTATTAGAGGCTGACGTTCCTATATTTACATAGTTTTTAGCGTGGTCTCTAACTCCGTGAGACTTTGAGCCTTTATAACTATTGTTGGTACTATCAACCCAAATTGGATAACTTCGCATAGTGTTTGCTCCTTTTTTGTTTGTTTGTTTTTACTAGCTTAATGCTAGAGACAAAGTTTAATTGTTTCGGGTATATAACCCTCATCAGTCTAGCTGTGAACTCAGGCGGATATTTACCGCCTAAGTCCGTTTTTAAAATTTATTTTTTCATTAAGTCCTTCAAAACCGCTTGAGCTTTTACCTTATCCCAAGCAAACTCAATAATCGGTTTTTCATATTTAATATGTTTCATAACTCTATAAGCTAGATGCTTACTTTTTAAATCACGAATAAAAAAGACACCCTTATGAATTGAATAAGTTGTGTCCCCGTCTATTTCGTGAAATATTACATCACGCTTATAATAATTATGTTTACCGACCATTTCTGATACATCAACCATATAAGACCCTTTTGTTATTATTTATAAATTCTAGTAAAATTACTAGATACAAACAAACTTTTTTCTCGTTGGACTGAATACCAATCTAAAGACTTTCAGAGACAATCAGAACTCTAAAGCGGTCTATCTACATTAAGGAATTTTAGGACGATTAAGCTAGAGCCTAAAATTTGCCAACCTTAGCAGAGACGAGATTTTTTACAGTGGTTTTCTGTGACCTGAATAAACGGACAATGTGCTTTCCGTTGCGTTCATAAAAAATCAAATCATTAAAATTACATTAATTTACAAATAAGGCACGATTAAGGCAATATATAAATTAATTTATTGTTCTCCTTTTGTTCTCATTTGATTAAAGACCCCATATTAGAGACAATCAAAAAAGAAAAACTCTAGCTATTATATAACTTACTAACTTACTAACTATTAATAAAAAGGAAGGAATAAGAAGGAATGAAAAGAATAAAAGAAAAGATATTATATTATTTATTTTGGATAATACTTATAGCATTTACTTTAATTGTTTCGGCATTAATTAAATGAGTACAAATAAAAAAATAGGCGTGGCGTTAGGTGTCTTATTGTCTGCCTTGTGTGTGCCTATGGTGTGCCTTGTGTCTGCGTGTGTGCGTACACATAAAGAACCCAAAGCAAAAAAACAGACTAGCTCTAACAAACGCAAAAAGAAATAAAGCACGGCTTTAGGTGTGCCCTTGCGTGGCTTTATGTATGCCCGAGCCCGTACCTGTGCGTGTGCCTATGTATATAAGGCGTGAGTTTCCTTTTTTGTGTGCGGGGACGTGCCTTTGTGTGCGTAAAAAGGTGAGCCACACGGGGAAATATGCGTCCATTCGTATACGTGATACCCCCTCAAATTTTTTTACTTAATATTCTTGATTAGCTTACTTAATTCGTCAGCTCTATCAGGTGTTTGAATAGCCCATTTTGCATCTAACATCTCCTTAGATGCAAATTCCCACTGTCCATTCTCCATATATTCTAGTGTCTTCTTAAACTTAGAGACACCATCATATCCCATTTGGTATATCATTTCAGTAACTACACCTATAGCTCTGTAGTCTAAGTCTGTTCCTACGAGTTTTAAAGCTCCATTATGAGCCTTCTCAAAGTCCTTCTCAAAAACACTTTCCCAATACTCATCTGTATAACCATTTTCAGGTTTGCTTTCTCCCTTTTGAATAACGTGTCCGAACCCACCTGTAAAGAAATCTTCTTTTATAGTATTTCCGTGAGCATCATCATATTCTAAATTATAAGGTAGTAGTTCATAACCTTCATTTTTCTTAATTCTTGCTTTTAGTATTTCAATCTCTTGAGTAGTGTTTTTATTATCAGCCATTTGATTTATTAACCTCGTTTTCGTAAGTTCTATCTTGTTCGTTTGAAGAGCTTTGGACATACCATACGCTCCTGTTATTAGGACAATTACAATTAACGCAACCAGCGTCTTTAGCGTCCTTACTACAGTGACACTCCTTGTCGCATCTTTCACATTTTGCCATAATCTATCCATAAATGATAAGTGAGTAAGTGATAGCTATAGTATAGCTTTAACCCTTGCTTTCCCTAATACGGGTACTTTAGTCCTTATATCCAGTTTTCTCGCTTAGGTTGTCTACCCACTGTATGTTCCATAAATTTCTCCAAATCCTTATTTATTAGTTCATCTTTGTGTTGTTGATAAGAAAGAGTTTGGTCTCTATCCATTCTCTCCACCCAATAGTTAGCCGCAATAGCTAAAGCATCTATTTGGTCATCGTGTCTTAACGCACCTCTATCTCTAGTTATCCTAGTCAGTTGTCTAAATAACTGATGATTAGGTTCTAGCTTGAAATCTTCTTTAATCGTATTCTCATCTACCACTAGCCTATGACCATTCATAATAGGTTCTAGGGTATCTATAATTCTTTTCTCTTTTTGTATGTTGTGTCTTACCTCTTCTATTTGACAAGGGTGTATCTTAGCCATAACAGGTTTTAATAATGCTGTAGCCATACCATCTCCAAAGTTAGACTCTATAACCACGTTATTTACCTTGTTTCTTTTGGCAATACTAGAAAGCTCTTCTAAGGTGGAATCTGAGTACCCACCATCTAAAGCACCAATATCGGTCAAATAAAGCACTCCGTGAAGCATTTTAAGCACCGCATACGCTGTTTTGTCCTCTCCCCGACCCGCAGGGTCAATGGACATAGCGACCCCTTCAAAGGGAGCGTATTCATCAGATAAGTGTAAAGGAGCGACATAGTAGTCTCCCTTTAAACCTACATTTGGTATTTCAGGGTCTATACCCTTTAACTGTTGTGTACCTGAAGCCCACTGAATTTGAGCAGGAGCTTTATCCCAAGTCGTACAACCTGAAGCTACAATTAAATCATTGAGCTTTAAAGGGTATCTATTGGAGTCAGACATTGTAGTGTCCAACATAAATTGTAAGTTAAAACCTGAACGTCCATATGAAGACAAACGCTCTAATAAATCTATATCATCAAATCTTTGAGGGTCAGTAGGTTTACCTTCTTTATCTGTAATATTAGAAATAATTTTAGACAGTTTACTACCATATCCAATCGTTTGTTCTTTAGTTGGATATAACGCTGTCCATATTTTTGTCTTAAAACCTCTTTCCTCTAATGTGTTATATAAACTCATTTCAGTTTGAGGTGTTCCTAAGAATATGATGCGACCAACATCGGGTTTAATGATGGCATCAAATTCTTTCACAGTTTCACTTAATCTATCTCTCATTAACTGAGTCTGTGAGTTATTAGCTGACTCTACGTCATCGGCGATAATTAAATCGGCACGAGAACCTGTAAGCTGTCCTGTAATTCCCATAGATTTCACACTAGGTGCGTGAGAAGCTAAAGCGGGAGCTACATCAAAACTAATTTTAGAATGTCTTTGAGTGTCTCTTGGTATTAAATGCTGTAATATTGGCATTTCATTTATTAGTCTTTGAGTAAATGTACTAAAGTCATCAGCTCTATTTTTAGAAGCTGAAACTACCAGTATATTTCTTTGAGGATTTAATAAAAGTTGATGACAAACAAAAGCTGAAGTAATCCAAGATTTACCTACACCTCTAAAGGCTTCAATAAC